TTAAGAAAAGAAGTTGAGATAGGTGCTAATGGCACACAAAAATATGTAATTAAAAAAGGCATCAACAAAGGAAAAGTTTTATAATGAGAGTTTCAGAAAATACTTCAATTAGTATGCCAATGAAAAATTTAATAAGTATCATTGGTGCAGTCGCTATTGGCGTATGGGCTTATTTTGGTGTCACAGAAAAATTAAACAATCATTCAACAAAATTAATGATGATTGAAAAAGATTTAGAAAATGTAGTTGAGTTTTCTATCAAATATCCAAGAGGTGAAATGGGTATGTCTGCAAATGACCAAGAACAGAATATCCTTATTGAATTTCAACAAGGTATTATTGAAAAATTACAAACAGATGTTGAAAAATTAAAAGATAAACAACGACAATTTTCTAATGGAGACCATTAATGATTGAAAGTGTATTTGCATTAATATTAATCCTAAAAGGAGAAATAGTTGAACATACTTACAAAGACAAATTATCAAGCTGTATGAAATCAGCTCGTATTGCAAAAAAAGAAGTTAACCCAGCGAATGTAAGATTTATTTGTAAACAAGTAAAAGCAGAAACAGAGATTTATATGGGTGCTAAAAAAATATTGAGAATTATAGATGAGTGAAAAATTAAAAGAATTACATGAAGTTCTAGCAACTGAATTACTAAAGAGAGTTAAAGACCCTGATGCAAAGTCAGCAGATTTAAACGTAGCTAGACAGTTTCTTAAAGATAATAATATAGATGCTGTTCCAGTTGAAGATAGTCCATTGAGAAAATTAATAGAGGAACTTCCATTTGATGCAAAAGATAAACAAGTCGTCAAAAATTAACGATTTTAGAAATTTTTTATACCTAACTTGGAAGCATTTAAGATTACCTGAACCAACACCAATACAATACGATATAGCTGATTACTTAGCTAATGGTTCAACAAGGTGTATTATTAGTGCTTTTAGAGGGGTAGGAAAGAGTTGGATTACAGCTTCTTACGTTTTATGGCGTTTATTATTAGATAATGACTTAAATATATTAGTCGTATCTGCATCAAAGAATAGAGCAGATGATTTTAGTACTTTCTGTTTAAGACTAATGTCAGAGATGTCTATTCTAAAACATCTTTATCCTAAGAGTGACCAAAGACAATCTAAGATAAGTTTTGATGTGGCCACAGCGTTAGCATCACAACAACCTAGTGTTAAATCATTAGGAATAACTTCCCAGTTAACAGGCTCTCGTGCAAATATTATAATTGCAGACGATGTTGAGACTTCAGGTAATACTCAAACTCAATTTATGAGAGACAAATTATCTGAAAGCATAAAAGAATTTGAAGCAATCATTAAACCTAATGACGACAGTAGAATTGTATTTTTAGGTACACCGCAAGTAGAACAGTCTATTTATAACAAGTTGCAAGAGAGAGGTTATAAAATTAGATATTGGACAGCGAGGTATCCAACAGAGAAACAAATGTTATCTTATGGTTCTAATCTTGCACCTAGAATACAGAATACTTGGAAAGATGAAATAGTAGGTAAACCTACAGACCCAAGTAGATTTGATGAAAAAGATTTATTAGATAGAGAAGCTAGTTATGGGCGTATTGGTTTCAATATGCAATACCAACTAGACAGTTCATTGTCTGACTTAAATAGATACCCATTAAAATTATCTGATTTAAGTGTAATGACATTGAACCCAGACAATGCACCAGAGAAAGTTATCTGGGCAAGTTCACCAGAACTTCAGCATAACGAATTACCTTGTGTAGGTTTACAAGGTGATGGTTATTTCAGGCCAATGCAAACTCAGGGTACATGGTTAGATTATACAGGTTGTGTAATGTCGATTGACCCATCAGGTAAGGGGAAAGATGAAACAGCTTATAGTGTCACTAAATTTCTCAATGGAAATATCTTTCTTGTTGATATTGGCGGTTTCAATAGTGGGTATAGTGAACATACTTTATCCAAACTGGTGGAAGTAGCTAAGAAACATAAAGTTAAAAAGATTTTAATTGAAGAAAACTTTGGTCAAGGAATGTTTAGTGAATTACTTAAACCTTATTTAATAAGACAGTATCCTTGTACTACAGAGGGTATAAGACAGCAGTCTAACAAGCATAGACGTATATTAGATACCTTAGAGCCTATAATGGCACAACACAGGCTTATAGTATGTCCTACAGTCATTAAGAAAGACTATGAAGAAACAAATGCTATGTATCCTGCTGAGACAGCTTTAAGATACCAATTGTTTTATCAAATAAGTAGACTTCAAAAAGGTGCTAATACTTTAACCCATGATGACAGAATAGATGCTTTGCAGATGTCTTGTTATTACTGGATACAACAATTAGCTAAAGACCAAGATATAGCTTTCAAGCATCGAAAAGAGGAACAATTCAGAGTAGAGGTTGAGAGGTATTTCGGTGAGCCTGAGCCTATGACTTGGATTAAGATATAGAGTAAAGTACCCCTATTAGATAAGAGTACTTTAATTAGTACCCCTATTAGAAAGGACTAATATGAAATATAAAGTAAAAATAGTAGGTGGATATGCCTATTTCAGTTCAAAACAGAATTACCTTGCTTTGTTAGCCAAATTAAAAGCTAATAAGTAAGGAAATAAGACCTATGGTTTCCCAATATATTACGAAATGGTGGATAATAGGTTGCCCTCTTGGGAGAGAAACACCCATATATAAAGAGAAGAAGAAATAGCCATTTATAAGGCTTTTTAATTAAGTGCCACTACAGGAGATAGACTATAGTTTATCTTATGTTTTACTTATGAAATCTTAGTATTAGGTTTGAAATAAGGAAAATAAGAACAATGAACAAGTAAATTATAGATAATACTTCCTTATGACTTAAATTATATGTCATAGAATAAAGTTTAACCTAAAGATAACCTTAATATGAAAGTTATATACCTTAACTCTTTATTTAATAAGAATAAGCCTAACAAAAAGGCTATTAAACTTATTGATGAAGCAATAATCAAAGCTAATGGGTTTAATCCTAAAGCTAAATCACAGAAGCCTGTAAGTAGCAAAGAGTTTATCTTAAAGCATACTGAGGATTTCCTGAACTATGCAATTGATTATTCTATTAATGATAAGGTCAATGAGTTCTACCAGAAATAATTTGGTATAAAAATCTGACAACCTTATCGTAGGGTACATTTTACGTTTGTCCCCATAGGCACACGCAGGATTTTGCGGAGGGTATGTACCTACTATCCTAGTAAAAATAACTATATCGTAGACAACTACTAAATAAATTTATGATTACACAGCAGTACCAATGATTAGCGGTGGTCTTAGAGACTACTGATGCTTATTAAGTTCCACTAATAGCTATATAAACCAAATAAAAAAATTTGCGTTTATCTTTCTCATTATCTGTATTAAAAATAAATCAATGGTAAAGAAACCTTTAAAGAAACTTGTAGATAAAAAGACTGGTAAAGTTGTAGACCCAAAAAGAATAATGCCAATTATCTTTAATGGGTTAAGAAGAAGTTATCCTGCTTATGCTTCAATGGATAGTGTGATGGGTGAACAATTCACTAACGATGTGATGTTCTCAAAGATTACAGCTAACTACAAAGAACTACTTAAAACTCATGGTGATGGATTTAAAGAAGCCTATGATGCTTATAAGAATGGTACTGGTGCTAAGGCAAGAAAAGAAATGGCTAAGTCAATTAAAGGTAAATACTTAGATAACAAACAGATTGAACTAAATAAAAGAATAGATGAGTTGTTAAAAAATTCAGGTGTAGAAGAAGCTAATCCACAACCTAAAAATCCATACATGAAGTTTGTTGATGGTGAGTGGATAGATTATTCACCAAAGGCTTTAGCTGAAAGAATTAAAGATGAAAGAGATAAAGCTGTTAAAGAATTAAAAGATAAAGAAGCAAAGAACGCATTAAAAGATATTGCTGAATTAACTTTAAGAATACAAAGAAGTAATCAACAGTTAATGAAACCTTTTAATCAACTTAAACAAACTGCTGATGAATTTAAAAGAAGATTAAATCCTTTTGCTTTTGGCCAGAGTTATACTGGTGGTGGTCTATTAAATATAAAACCTAAGCAACCAACTTTATTAGGTAGTACAATTCAAAGAACTGCCATACCAAAGATTAAACCTGATGGAAGTAAACGTAGAGCAATCACAGGTACAGGTTTAAGTTCTTATATGGAAAGACATAAGCTAACTAATCCTGTTGATATAGCTAAGACTTTTCTAACTAAGAAAGGTAAAGACTATGTAATCACAGGCTTTGGTAATCTTAGATTTCTTTGTGAACAAATGAATGTCAATCCTGAAGAAGCATTACTTTATATATGTGAGGGAATGACTGATACAAAAGCACGTTGGAGAAACCATAGATTAGATAAAGAATTTTGGAGAGGTTCACAGTCAGTAGTAAACCTAGTTAAATATTATAATGAACAAGTAGCTTCATCTAAAGCTAACCCAAGTAGAATGACATTTACTATTAAGAAGTTATGGAACTCTACTTATTGTAAGGACATATTCACAGAGTATGGTGTTGTTTTACCTGATTACACACAGTTTTCTAAATGGTTTAAAAAGATGAGACACCACGTTGATGTTCTTAAATTAGATAAGCCTAAGAAAATTAATTAATGAAGTTTAATTGTTTGTTCATAAACAAGAGAACTAATGAACGTAAACAAAAAGAATTTACCAAAGAAGAAATAGATAAATACTTAGGTGAATACGTCACCGAAAGAGCCATAGACAGAGGTCAAACTAATACTACTGTTATGAAAAAAGGTGATGCTTATAAGGTGCTAGTTAAGTATCTTAAATAGTTGCTGTGACGTGGCAACGATTAATGCTGTTGCTGTGGTATAGCAGTCTTAGAAAATTGAATAATTAAATATACTATCTAAATGTCTTGTTGAACTTTTGGTTCAGTTAAGTTTACGCAACGTAAATTAATTCGAAAGAGCAGGGCTTATTTCTTTCTACCTGTTGAACCAATAGTTCTTAAATTAATAATTAACTATGAGGATAGTATTATGAATAGTAAGAAATATAAGTCAGTAGCAATTAAGATTGGTACTTGGAATGTAGCAACTGATTTAAGTCAAAAAATAGTACCAAATACAACACTAAGCAGAAGTAAGATTGTTGAGATTGCAGTAGCAAGATTAGCAAGGTCATTAACTGCAACTAATAACAACAACATACATAAGGTTTCTTTTCAGAAACTTATTGCAACTAAAGGATAGAACTATGCAAATATTAGTACTAGATACTTTCGACAACTGGGGTCACATGGTCTCAAAAGTTGATAAAGGTGTGTTAGCTAAAGCATTAGATGATGCTAAAGATAACCTAACACCTGAA